ATAACAGGATTGAAAATGTTTTAAGAAATTCTTTAAGCAAAAACCTAAGAGATAATTTTTACATAATAGAAGTTGAGATGAACAATGATGAATTAAAAGATACTGTTGATTATATTGTATCTGGCAAGGCTAATAAAGATAAGTATATATCCGATAATAATAATTTAACTTGTAAGAATTTAAATATAGATAAGATTAAGCAGGAGATTTCTACACCTATAAGAGAAAATGAGTTAGATAAAATCAAGAAAGATGTTAATTTGTTTTCAGATACCCTTAAAGACTTAAGAAAGCGTAAACAAGAGTTGCTTGATTTACAGAGTGAAGTAGATAAAGAAATAAGTGATATTTATCATTATATAGAACTGAATAATCTTAATGCTTATCAAGGTTGGCTTATGTATAAAATGCTTCAATATAGATTAAAACGAAGAAGGGTGATTAAAGACGAATTATCTATAATAAAACATCTTGTTAAGTGTAATATAAATACTCAATCTTTGTCTGAAATTCAAGATATGATAAAAAATATGGATAATAGAAAATATACGCCAAGAGTATTATCAGATTTATTTAAATAAAGGAGAAATAATATGATTAATAAAATTGAAAGCAATGAATATCTTAATAAGGCAAATTTAATTAAATATCTCACACAGCTTCAAAGTAAAATGTCGGCAAATATGATACCTGAAAAGCCTAAGTGTGTTAAATCTGAAAGTTATGCTAAAGGTGTACTTGATGGTATGAGTAATATTATCAAGTATATTACATATATTACACCTGATTTTAAAATAGATGATTAATAAAATTTGTTTTAAGGTAATAATTTAGGTATCAAAAAACAGATATATATAGTGTAAATATTTTCAAGGAGTGTAAAGTAGAATGGATAAAGAAGCTATTCGTCAATACAAAAAAGAAACTTACGAGTTATATAAACGATTACATTTGTGTACCGCTTGTCATCAACAAGATACTTATACATTAAATGGACGTGCACTTTGTTTTGAATGTGGAGAAAAAAACAACGCAAGAATAAAGGATAGGTATAAAAATAATGCTGATGTTAGAGCAAAAGAAAAAGAGTATAGGCAACAACTCCGAGAAAAATACAAGGAAAATAAATTGTGTACAAGGTGTGGAAAACCACTTGAATTTGATACAACAAAAAAATCCTGTAAGCGGTGTCTTGCAAAAATGAGACAACGTGCATCTGAATATAGAATGAAAAAAGGAATTATGCCAAGAGTGTTGTTTGATGGTACGGAAAGGTGTGTAATTTGTGGTAAACAAGAAATTGTAAAAGGTTATAAGATGTGTAATAAACATTTACCTATCTTTCAGAAAACAATGTTAAAAAACAGAAAACAAATTAATAATTATTTTATTAAAGCGAATCGTGCTTTTTGGGAGGCTAAAAATGCAACAAATTAAATCAAGAGAAAGAGTGTCAAAATATGGAGAAGTATTCACAAATGAACGAGAAGTTAAGGCGATGTGTGATTTAATACCGCCTGATGTATGGGAAAATATCGAAAGTAGTTTCCTTGAACCCTGTTGTGGCGAAGGAGTATTTATACTTGAAATCTTAAAAAGAAAATTTTCACATTGTAGGACAAAGAAAGATTATACAACAGCATTGCAGTCGGTTTATGGAATGGATATTCAGGCTGATAATGTAGAAAAATGTATAAGCAACATCGTTGATTTGTGCAAGGTTACTTTTCCAATAACTAAGGCACAAATAGAAATAATAAATAACCATATTGTTCAAGCAGATTCACTAAAAATTATAGACATGATGGCAACTATAAATAATATGGGTGCAGTAAATATTAATTTTATAAATAAGGAGGAATCAGAATGACAAACTACGAAAAAATCAAGAATATGACGGTTGCGGAAATGGTGATGTTTATCGACTTTGAAGGTACTTGTAATTATTGCGTATACGCTAATGATGATAATTGCAAAGGACTTAAATGCCGAGAGGGTGTAAAAGCGTGGCTCAATCAGGAGGTAGAAGAATGAACGCAAGATTTAATCCAGAGGAATTTGTAAAGGAACGCAACGAAGCGTTATTCAGCCTTGACCGAAAGAAGAACGAGGCGTATATGAAAAAATATTGCGTTCCTGAACCACATAGCGAAAGAATCTTTTGGGCAATGGTTTACAAGGCTATATGCAATATAGTAGATGTACCGCCAGAAGTTAAAGTGAAAGCTAAGGCTTGGCTCAAAGAGCACGGATTCAAGGAGGATATATGATGAGAGAAATATTATTCATAAGAGCACAAGGTGAATTTTGTAAGATTAGAGATTTTCTCCGATTGCTACAATGCCTTGCCAGCAATTGCACGAAGATACAATTCTGGCAAAGGATGGCTTGATTAATGGATAATAAATTAAAAATTCGTGAGATATGCGGTGATTATGCGTTAGATATACCGTTCGTAGACGGTAGTGTATACACGATATACTTTAATTCAAAGCGAAATGCAGAAACAGTTAAGCATATTATCGAAGTTGACGGTAGTAAACCCAATAATGATTTGTATAACTATTGTCCTTATTGTGGGGCTAAAATGGATTTGGAGAGGTGTAATATAGATTGGCAACAAGAAAGCATATATCAAAATCTACAAGACTAAAAGTTTACGAAAAATACAACGGTCATTGTGCTTATTGTGGTTGTGAACTTGCGTTAAAGGAAATGCAAGTTGACCATATACAGAGCGTGTATTGGTATGACGGTGCAAACGATATTGAAAATTATAATCCTGCTTGCAGAATGTGTAATTTTTATAAATCTACAATGTCGGTTGAAGATTTTAGAGAACAGTTAGGTAAAATACTATCAAGGTTAGAAAAGGTTTTTATTTTTCGTTTGGCAAAGAAATACGGGTTAATCAAAGAAACACAAGAACCCATTAAGTTTTATTTTGAAGGCGTAAGAACAGATGATTAAATTTTATTGCAATAAGTGTGGCATAGAATTAAAGGTAGAAAATCGCAGAAAAGTAAAAATGCTAATAAGTTTCTACGGGGAAATTAATTTGGATTTCTGCGAAAATTGTTTTAAAGAGGTTATTGGTGATATTGAATATTGTGAACTAATAAAAAAAGAAACAGAGTATAAGAAAAGACTTGAAGAACGGAAAGTAGAAAGAAGTAAAAATAATGCTTGACTTAAAATTGAAACCTTGTCCTTTTTGTGGTGGTTTTCCTAAAATTATTGTTTGTGATGATGAAGGCAATATTCATTCAGAAGACTATATAGATAATCCTTATAGTGGAATTGGATTTATGTTAGAACACAATATAGAGGACAATCCAAACTGTCCTATTGCTAATCATAGTGGTGAACCATGTGGTTGCACGATATATGATACATTAGATGAGTCTGTGAACACTTGGAATAACAGATATAAAAACACAGAACCCGTGTCAGGGGATTGGATTATTAAGGTTCAATAAGTAGATAGAATCTCTACTAAAATCATTGCAACTTAACATGAGATGAATGTTTTAAATATTGTATGTAGCGTAGTATATAAAACAAATGAAAGTAAGTGGTAAGATTGTTAGCAAGACTTAAAGACGGAACACAAGAATTTGTCAGAGATGAAGATGATTTAATAAATCTTATTGAAGATAGACTTGGTAAAGATATTTCAGATGAAATAAAATCTATTATTGAAGATTCAAAAAGTGAATTGCGTGAATTGCAGAATGAATTGGAACTTGAGCAAGATGACGATATGTACGAGTTAGAATCTGCATTAGACAATATTCGTGATTTAGCAGATGATTTAATAGATGAACTTTCAGCTTTACCAGAATTACAAGAAAAAGTAAAGGAAATTAAATATTTAGCACTTTGTTAAAGGGGAATAAAATAATGAATGATAATTTAAAATCTTGCCCGTTCTGTGGTAATATGCCAAATATAACTCAATCGAAACCTAACCATTCTTCCGAGGGTATTTTTAAAGTTCTTTATACATTGAAATGTGAAAAATGTAATATAGGATTTAGTTGTGAATCACAATTTCAATTAGTAATGGGTCAACCAAAATTTATTATTAATGGATATGACACAGTGGTTTCAAAATGGAATAAAAGAGCTAAAGATATATAAATAATTGGAGGACAAAATGACAAATAGAGAATACATAGAGAGTCTACCAATAGAAAAGCTTGCTAAAATCATTATTATAGAAGAACAATATGACGATATGATATTTTATGTTGCATCAAATGGGAATAAATTTATATCTCGTGATGATGCGATAGATGAAAATATAGAATGGCTTAATAGTAAAAGAAACGGTAAAAGCTATTTGGAAACTTTGTTTAGTTTGTAATTATAAATAATAATAAAAAATTAAAGGAGTATCAATAT